GGGTTGAAAGTGATACTGGTGGCGACCCGAAGTTATTTGTAAAACCTGACCCAACATCCAATCAACCTGCAAGAGTTCATTCTGTAAGCTATCCTCCTAATTCAACTTCTTGGGATGGAAGTAATTTACCAGGAGAAGCAACGTCTATTTCAAATTTTCCAGATGAAGCAGAGCATTTAGTAGTATTAAGAGCTGCAATAACTGCAGCAGAATATTTATTGGCAACAGAAGAGGATGTTGAGCTTTATATACCAATAATCTCATCATTAAAAGCACAATATCAAGAAGGTGTGTTGGCTTTAACAACAGGAAGTGTAGTTCCACAACAACAAGGAGCTAAATAATGACAGTAAAAAATGTTATAGAACAAATTGAACAATTATTTGGAAGACAACCAGAAAAGTTAATGTTACAATTGATAAATGATGCATTAATTGAAATGAGTGGTGAGAATAAACATTATACAAGGGTTTCAAAAACAGATTTAGTTTCTTATCAAAGATGGTATGATTTAGATAGTAAAATGATAGATATATTAAAAGTTGAAATAAAAGATACAAATGATAGGTATGTTATGATACCTAAATTAACAGACCCTCATAAATTATTAAGAGATGATACTGATGAATCTTCTGATTCATTAACTTAGGAGCATATAAATGGCAACAAATAAAAGAACATATCCAAATACTTATTTTTCATGGTATAATGACGATGATAGACTTGCAATATTATCTGAAGATGCCACTACAACATCTGGAGAAAGAACAAAAGAAAAGTATGATACCTATCAAGGAAGTACTGTGTCAAATGGAATAAGGCTTACTTATCATTCTAAATATGAAACAGCGACAAGTCAAACGGAAGATTTAAAATCAGATTTAGGTGTTGATACAGGATTGCATAAATATGTATTAGATTATATTAAATGTAGAATGTATGAATCTGCAGGGAATTTGCAACAAGCACAATATCATATGCAAATGTATACAAAAGGAATTAAAAGATGGCCTCATAGAAAATCAGGTGTACGTTTTCTATCAGTGCCAAGATTATAAGGAGTTATAATGGCAACGAATTGGGTTGATGAAATATTAACAGGAGCAACAAGCACAGGGAGCAAAACATTAAGTTTGGCAACAGGCAATGTAATGTCTGTCGCAAATTCAGAATCAGAAAGTATATTTACAGTAACATCAGATACAACAAATGGTGGATTTACTTCAGTATTAGGTATTGAAGGGCAAGAAGCTGTATTATTTTTAGGAGCAGATAATGCTGATGATGCTGGTGATGTATGGGAAATACAATCAGATACTTCTGGTAATTTTAAAATTGGAAATAGAACAAGTGGAACAGGCAGTCCTGCAAGAGGAAACACTATAACTAATGCGATAACAATTGATACAAGTCGCAATATAACTGTAGGAGTTGATGACACTGGTTATGATGTTAAATTTTTTGGTGCAACTTCAGGTCAATATTTATTATGGGATGAGTCTGCTGATGAATTAGTATTGGCTGGAGATACAAAATTATCATTTCATGATGCAGCTGGTGGAGAAAATATTATTGCTTCAGGAGATGGACATTTAGAAATTAATGCAGGAACAACATTAGATATAACAGCACCAACAGTTGATGTTAATGTTGCAACAGAATTAAATATTGATGGAAATGTAGATTTAAATGGAACATTGGATGTTTCAAGTACTTCAACTTTAACTGGTCTTGTAACAGCAACTGCGGGTGTAAAATTAGGTAATAATATTATATATGCTTCAGATGGTGGTCAGACGATTACTCTTGATACTTCTGATAATGTAACGATTACAGGAGATTTAACTGTAACAGGCGCTGATATAACTATTGGAGCAGATGCTGATGGTACAGATAGAAATATAGTATTTGGACATTCAACATTAAAAACTATTATGGGTATTGATGATTCTGCTGATGCATTTGTTATTAATACAGATGCAGCTTTTGATGGAACATTAGCAAATAATTCTTTTTCAATAGATGCCAGTCATAATATAATAACAGGTGGTAATCTTACTATAGCAGGTGATTTAACAGTATCAGGAGGCGATATTGATTTATCTGGAGAAGCTTCTACAGTAAATCTTATTGATAATAATTCAGATGCAATACAATTTGGTTCAGCTGGTAGTACAGATACAGTTACGATAAGTACAGCAGATAGTCAAGAAACTATGATTATAGATGGAGATAGAGCAAATGCTGGGGTAACACTGGGATGTTTGACAACACAAGGTTCAGCAGTAATTTCAGGTACACCAGGGGATGATAGTAATCTTGGTGGTATATTTTTAGAGAGTCCAACTTTTGTAAATACAAGTGGTACAAATACAATAGCTAGACATAGTTATATAAAAGTTGATGATATAGATATTACAAATACAAGTGGTACTTGTACAGTTACTGATGTATGTTTATTTGACTTTGAAAACAATTTAAATACATCTGGTTCTTGTACCACTAATAGTGATAAAACAGGAAATGCAAAATCGGGAACAATTAAAATAAATGTAAACGGAACAATATATCATTTACAGTTATATGCGAATTAATAAAATAGGGGAATAAAATGAGCGAAATAAATGAAAAAATAAAAAGTCTTAAGCAACAACAAGAACAAGCTAAAGAAATTTTTATAAAATGTCAAGGAGCGATTGAAATGTTAGAATCAATGCTTGATGAAAAAAAGGAAGATAAGAAGGAAAATAAAGATAACAAAAAATAGTTTTTTGAAATAGAGGTAAATATGCCGAATAAAGATAAAGGTGTAGTCAGAAGAGCAATTGTTACTCCTGACAAACACTTTCCACTTGCAGATATTCCTGCAATTAAATGTTTAAAGAAAACAATCGAAATAGTTAAACCTGATATATATGTAGACCTTGGAGATGTTGGTGAATGGTCTGGGTTTTCACATTGGAAATGGAAAAGAAAAAAAGCACCACCATTGGAGTTTTTAATTGAAGACTTTGATAGAGATGTTAAAGATGTGAATAAAGGTATGGATATGATTGATGAGTCTTTAGATAAAGTGAATTGTAAAGAAAGATATATTACAGAAGGCAATCATGATGATTGGTGTAATATGGCAGTTGAAAAATATCCTTATATTCCTCAATATAAGTTTGCAAAAGCTGTTAAACTTAAAGAGCGAGGATATAAATATTACAAGTTTGGGAAAAAGTTAAAGATTGGAAAGTTATACTTTTATCATGGACATCAATACGGTGGACAGTATCATACAGCAAATCATATAAGAAAACTTGGTTGCAATATAATGTATGGACATTGGCATGATTTACAGCAAATGAGTGCAACTCATATGGATGGCCCAAAATCAGCTTGGAGTATTGGGTGTCTTAAAGATATGAGTAGTGAAAAAAATGCTTGGCTTGGTAATAGACCAATCAATTGGGCACATGCATTTGCAATTGTGGATTTCTTCAGAGGAGGATTATTCACAGTTCATATAATACAAATAATAAAAGGACGAACCTCACTTTGGGGTGAGTTAATTGAAGGAAAATAAGGAGAATAAGTGGCAAATTTAACAGTAACACATACAGAAAGCATTACATTAAATGGTCAGGATTTTGGTAATACAAATGTATTTTCAATTACAGGAATTAATAATATATATAAAAGAATAGTAACATGTCCAGCGAATGTAGATACTACTATATTAAGAACTGGAGTAACAGTAGATGTTACTGATTCTTCGATGGATGTTCAAAATGTTAAATATATAAGAGTGACTAATCTTGACGGAAGTAATTCAGTAAACCTTAACTTACAAATAGATGTGACTGAAAGTGGCAGTGGAGCTAGTGCAGTAAATGAAACAGCAACAATATTGCTTGCAGCAGGAGAAAGTTTTGTTATGGGAACATCTCATGATTCTATAGCTGTTTATGATACAGATGGAAGTGTTCAAACAACTTTGCATGATTTAGAAAGTATATTAATTGACCCAAGTGCTAATGAAGTAAAACTAGAAGTAATAGCAGCATCTACATAAAATGAATATAGGTGACTGGTTATTAAACAATAATAAAATTACGCAAAAACAGCGTGAAAAAGCTGAACTTGAGCATGAAGTGTCAGGCAATAAATTTGGCAAATGCTGTTTAGATTTAGGTTTTATAACTAGGACAGAATTAAATCAGGCTATTAAGGCAGTCCAAAAACATCAAAAAGGAGGAAGTAAACCAATGCCGACAGAAATAGGAGAAGGAAGTAAATTCACAATGGATTTAAAATTTGTGGCAACACTTGGTGCTATTGTTGTATCTGCTTGTGCTACTTACTTTACAATGAATGCATCTATTGATGAGCTTAAATCAGCAGATAGTCCAAGTAGATTAGAATATGTTCATTTAAAAGACAAGGTTGATAATATAGAATCTAATGGAGATTTGAAACTTATTACCTATCAACTTAATGAATTTAAAGAAACATTTACAGAGATTAAAACTTTAGCATCTCAATTAACTCCTTTAGCAACAGATTTAGAATATATTAAGGGTGAATTAAATAAATTGAAAAACAAAAAGATAGATATACCTGATGTTGATTTGTCA